GGGTGGGCGGTGATGGCGATAGACCTAAACGGCGCGCTGTGGTTCGCGCCATCGGCCAAGTGCCGCCACGTCAAGGACGAGCCAGAGCCAGAGCCCGCGCCTGACACGCCCGCGTCGCTGGCGGACGAGCTGGACGCGCTGACGGTGCGCGGCTTCGAGGATGACGAGCTGCACGACTTGGCCGACCGCCTGCGCGCGATTGGAGGCGCGAAATGAGCAAGGTAGCCATTGCCATTGGAACATCGGCCATCGTCCTGCTCGCGCTCACCGCCTGGGCGCTGTGCGCGGTTGGCGATGCGCTGGAAACCTTCGAAGACCCGTGCCATTGGAGGGATGAGGAATGAGCGGCAAGGTTTGCGGGCAATGCTCGCATTACATCGGCTGCGGCGATTGGGATTTGTGTTGCAACCAGGGGCAGAAGCGCCTTTGCTACGAGGACACGCCTGCCGACGATTGCCGGAAGTTCCACCAGACCACGGTATGCAAGAACCGCACATCCTACGTGGGAATGTTCCGCTGTTCGATTTGCAACCACTTTGAGCGTGAAGACAACGTTGGCGATATCTGCCCAGGCTGCGGGCGCACCATCACAGGTGCCATGTATAGCGGGCAGAAGCATTGGGATAGGAGCGAGCAATAAATGAGTATGCGGGACTTTGATGAGTACGTGCAGGCGTTGATGGGTGCGTGCAAGGGCTACGCCGAGCAGGCGGAGCACGTCAAGGACGATGTCGAGCGCAAGAGCGCGGGGACGTGGCACGACCTCTACGCGGCGATGGTCCACGGCGCCGTCCTCGGCAGGGCGGTCGAGCGCGACGAGATCGACCCGCACACCGCGTTCAACTTCACCCTGGCGAAGCTGCTGCGGATGCCGACCGACGATCTGAGGAAGGTGGACGAGTACGCAGCCGGGCGCAACGAGCTGCGCAAGTGGCTGGACGGTGACCCCGATGGGGAGTGACGGTCGCCCCGTGGAGCTGAGGATCCGGCACGAGGCCGACGGCACGCCCTACGTCAGGCCGTACCTCGGGACGAGCCCGGTCACGGGCCGTCCCGTTCGGCCGTACAAGAGCTTCCCCGGGAAGACGGACGAGGAGGCGCTTGTCCTGGCGAGGGACTGGTACATGGACATCTCGCCGGCGGACGTCGGCGGCGCGGCCCTGCTCGGCGACATGCTGCACCGCCATCTGCGCTCGCTTGAGGCGGGAGGGGCGGCACCGAACACGCTTGAGGCGTACCGCACGTACGCGAGCTACGTCCGCCCTCTGTGGCAGGTGCCGGTGCGCTCCGTGGAGCCGCGCATGATAGACGAGCTCTACCGCACGCTCACGACCGAGGGGCCGCGCGGCGGGTCGGGCCCGCTCTCCACCAACACGGTCATTGGGCTGCACTGGTTCCTCAACGGGGCGTGGCGGCACTTCGTGAACCTGGGCATCGCCGAGACTAATCCGGTCTCCGTCGCCGCGAAGCCCTCGCCGAAGAGGCACGAGGCCGTGGCCCTGGACCAGGCCGGCATGCGCGACGTGGCGGCGCGCCTGGCCGTGGACGCGTTCGACGACGGCGCGCCCGCCAGGCACAGGGCGTGCTCCTTCGCCGCATGGCTGGCGCTCAACACCGGCCTCCGGTGCGGGGAGTGCTGCGGGCTCGCCCGGCGCGACGCGCAGCTCTTCCGCTCTTCGCTCCACGTGGGCGCGACCGTGGTCAAGGTGCGCGGGGTGGCCGTGCGGCAGGAGAGGACCAAGGGCGGTCGGGACCGCAACGTCAGCCTGGCACCCGAGGTGGCGGACGGCGTGCGCAGGCACTTGGAGTGGTCCGAGACGGTCGCGCCGGCGCTCGGGCCCCGCTCCCCGCTGGTCACGTGGGACGGCAGATGGGAGCTGCCCGACGCGGTTAGCGCGGAGTTCACGTCGCTCTGCCGCGAGCTGGGCGTGGGGCCGGGCGTGACGTTCCACTCCCTGCGGCACACGCACGCCACGTGGCTGCTGCTCTCCGGCGTGGACCCGAAGGTGGTCTCCGAGCGGCTCGGGCACGCGGACGTCTCCACGACGCTGAGGATCTACGGGCACGTGCTGCCCGGCAGGGACGAGGCCGCCGCGCGTGCGTTCCAGGCGATGGTTGAGAACGAGGTTGATGGGAGCGGGGACTGACATGGCCGTGACGATCCAGGATGACATGCTTGAGGTGGCGGGCATGCTGCCTGCCGACCAGCGCGCGGGCTTCCTCGCCGCGCTGGTGATCTACGGGGCGACGGGGGACGAGCCCGACAGGGCGGAGCCCTGGTACCCGACGTTCTACGCGTTCAGGTTCCGCTTGCAGCGCAGTGGCGAGCTGCACTCCAAGCGCTCCGCCGCGGCACGCAAGCGATGGGGCTCGGACTCCGCAGACGCGAAGGCCGATTCAAGTGCACATGCAAGTGCAGATGCAAGTGCACATGCAAACGAAGATGCAAGTGCATGTGCAAGTGCAGATGCAAACGCGCGATGCGTAGAAGAAGAGGAAGAGGTAGAAGAAGAGGAAGAGAACCCCCAAACCCCCTTGCAGGGGGCTCGCGCGGAAGACTCGGGGCGCATGGACGAGGTGCGGGAGGTCATCGACCACCTGAACGCCGTGACCGGCAAGCGGTACACCGCGAGCAAGGGCAACGCGAGGTACGTGCGCGCCAGGCTCAACGACGGTCACACGGTGGCCGAGCTCAACCGGGCCGTCGACAACATGGCCGCCGAGTGGCTCCACGACCCGCGCATGCAGCGGTTTCTCCGCCCGGACACCCTCTTCAGGCCCGAGAAGTTCGAGGGCTACCTCAACGCGCGGCCGGCGGGCAGGGCCAGCCCGGTCGTGGACCTGACCGCGTACGACGGCGGCACCTGGGGGGACGGCGGCTACGGCGACATCGGGGTGGTGTGATGGGCAGGACGCTCTTCGAGATCATGCGCGACGAGGGCTGCTTCGGCGAGGACTCGCTGAGGAAGCCCGTGAGCAGGGAGGGCCTTACCAGCGCGAACAGGATGACCTTGGCGGAGTTCCGGGCCGAGCGGGCCCGCGAGGCTCAGGAGTACCACGACCGCATGGCCGAGGGTGCCGTCGACGCCGACGCGGCGAGGGCCGCGGCGATCCGGCGCGCGATGGTGGGCGCCGGGGTGCCGGAGCGCTTCTCGACCGTGGCAGCCGACCAGCGGCCGCTTGAGCAGCTGGCGTGCGGGTGCGGCATCTGGTTCGCCGGTCCGGCGGGCACCGGCAAGACCACGCGCGCCTGCTCCGTGCTGAAGGGCTGGCTCTCGTCCGGCAGGGGCGGGCGGTTCGTGGACGCCGTGACGCTGACGGACGCGGTCTCCGGCCTCTCGGGGTCCGATGCCGCCGACGCGCTGGGCACCGTGCCGCTCCTGGTCATCGACGACCTGGGCAAGGGCACCGCCACCACGCGCGCCGTTGACCACCTGTGGCAGGTCGTGAACGCGCGCTGGGGCAGGCGGCTTCCCACGGTCGTGACCTCGCAATGGCTGCCGAGCGAGGCGGCCGAGCGCATGGCCGGGCACTCCGACGTGATGACGGCGCAGAGCATCGTGTCTCGCCTGATGGACGGGGCAGGCGTCGTGCGCACCGACGGCCCGGACATGAGGATCGCGGGTGGTGCGAGGTGACGGGGTACGAGGACTACTCCTGCGCGCGGGACCTGTTCGAGGCGGCGAGGGACGCGGCGCGCGAGGCCGAGAGGACCAGGCGCGTGCTCTCCGGCATGGAAGGGCGCGAGGGCGTGCGCGCCCAGTCGTACGAGCCGCACGGACGCAGCGGCCACCGCACCGACGTGATGGCGGCCGTGGACGAGAGACTGGACTACGAGGAGCGCATGCGCCGCAGGGTCAACGAGGACTACGCGCTGGTTGACCTGGCGTGCAACGTGATCTACGGCAGCGGGGACCAGCGGAGCGGGGGCATCGGCGCACTGCTGGGGTCCGCGTACGCCGACGCCCTGTGGTGGAGGTACTGCGCGGGGACGACCTGGGCGAACGTTGCCAAGGGCTGCCGCATGAGCGAGCGCTGGTGCAGGCGCGCCGTGGAGACCGCGATGGAGACCATCGACGCCTTCGGCATGCGCCGCGTGGCCGAGGTGCGCGGCGCCGCCGAGGGGTGAGCGGTAGCGTCTTGGCCGCGAGCGGCGCGGCAGCCTCCCTGGCGGTTGTGGAGGAACCGTGGCGCGGGCGGGCCCGCGTGCGGCGCGGGAGGTGTGGCAGAACCGTGGCAGCGGCCGTGCGCCCCTCGCCATGCCTGAGCTGGGCGAAGGAACCGTTTTGGGTGAACAAGAAGTAATTGTACCGACGAGGGGCGTGGGCCTGCCGGATTTTGCCAGCCCGTGCCAGCCCGTGCCGGGGTTTGCCAACTCGTGCCAGGTTTGCCGGGTGTTTTCGTGATATGGTGCACACTGGCGTTCGTGCGGCCCCGATGGATCCAAGGTCCTCGGGGCCGTCTTCGTCTTCGTGGTCGGACCCGCGCTATTCCATTCCCCGCGGAGCTCCGGTCACCCTTGGAGGGGAGCAGCCCATGGTGAGTCTCGCGGAGATCGCAACGATCGCCATCCGCTACGACACGGCCATGAGCTGCGCCATGCTCCGGGCGCTGGCGGACCTGGGCGTGCGGGTGACGCCGCCCAGGTGCACGCGGGCGTACGACCACCTGATGGAGTGCTTCCGCAACCACGGGTCGCCGATGGACGGGGTGCGCTAGGCCTCGCGGCCGCGCTCCATGTCCTCGCGGATGAGGCGCTTCACGTAGCCCTGCTTGTTGGGCTGCGCGTCGAGCCACTCCCACAGGTCGGACTCTGCTGGGTAGAAGGTGACGAGAGTGCGCTTGAGCGATGCCTTGTACTTCTTGTCCGCCCTGCGCTGCGCGTCCGTCTGGGGCATGGTTACCTTCTCCTAGAGCCCGGCCTGGTGAGAAGGTCGGCACCCCAGGGGGAGTGCGCCACGGCTCCGCCCCTGCGGCATACCGTGGCGGGGGATGCATGACGGCATAGGGGGTGGCGCATGACCAGGGGCGGCACCAACCCGAGGCGCGCCAACGGGACCCAGCGCAACCACGCGAGGGCGGCGGTGCGCCAGCGCGGCGAGCCGTGCTGGATCTGCGGCCTCCCGGTGGACCACTCCCTCCCGCGCATGGACCCGTGCGAGTTCGTGGTGGACGAGCTGGAGCCCGTGAGCCGTGGCGGCTCGCCGTACCGCACGGGCAACCTGGCCACGGCCCACCGGTGCTGCAACGGGTGGAGGTCCGCGCGCTCGGTCGAGTACGTGGAGCGCGTGAGGGCAGAGGTGCTCGCCGCGTTCGGCGGGTGGTCGTGCCCGCAGGACTTCGTGGCCAAGGCCAAGGCGGTCGAGCGGGCGCGCAGGAGCGGTGGCGCTCCCGTCTCCCTCGCCCCTCCCCGGACCACCACCGACTGGTGAGTCCGACGTGCGCGACGCATGAAGATTGATGCGATGAGGTGCGGCCGACGAGGAGCGTCGAAGTGCCTCAATCGAGGTTACGGTGAGTGCGATTAACTAAACATCATTTACTAATCGCGATGACCCAGGGCGGTCTTTTTGGCGGCCGCTGGCCCCCTCCACGTCGCGCCCAGGGCCAATTTACACACAGGGAAATTTGGAAGGCAGACAACAGATGAAGCTCTCGGAGGCCACGTCCTCAGGTGACCAGCTGACCTGCCTAAAGGCGCTCGCAGACCGCCTCGCGGCGGAGATCGACGCCTGCGAGGAGCAGCGCGACCTGTCTGCACTTTCGCGGCAGTACCGCGAGACGGTCTCCGCCATCTCTCAGCTTGAGGCTGGGGACGACGGTGACGACCCCGTGGCGAAGATCGTAAGAAAGCATGCGGGCTGAACCGAACCAGTACCCCACGACGCTCGTCGTGCCGAAGCATGTCGGCTCCGACCTCCGAGACGTTGTCGACATCATGCGCGAGGCCGGGGCGCCGCTCCTCTGGTGGCAGGTGCTCATGCTCGCGCCGATGCTCTGCTACGACAAGAAGGGCAAGTGGGCGGCGAAGCAGTGCGGGTCCGAGTGTCCGCGCCAGAACGGGAAGACGCGCGTCATCGTGGCACGCTCGGTGGGGGAGATGCTCCTGTACAAGGGCGTCGTGATCTACACGTCCCAGCTCCAGAAGACCTCGACGGAGACGTACGAGGAAGTCGCGGACCTCTTCAGGAAGCCGTCCCTCCTGAAGTACGTCGAACCCGGAGGGTTCCACTCCGCCCTCGGCCGCGAGGAGATCCGCCTGAAGAACGGCGGCAGGATCAAGTTCCTGGCGAGGACGAGGAACGGCGGCAACGGCCAGCACGGCACCCTGCTCATCTACGACGAGGCACAGGCGGTGGACGACTCGGCCATCGCCTCGTTCTCGCCCGCGATAGCGTCCCGCGGCTCCCGCACCGTGCGCGGCTCGCAGACGATCTTCAACGGCACGTGCCCGGAGGAGGGCGACTTCGGCGAGGTCTTCGAGCGCGTGCGCTCCAAGGCCCTTGCGGGCAAGTCGAGGAAGACGTCGTGGGTCGAATGGTCGGCGGGTTACGGTGGCACACCGCCGTCCCCCACGGACGCGGACCTCGTCACGAGGGTCAACCCGTCCATCGACATCATCCTCGACCGGGAGATCATCGCGGCGAACGCGGAGTCGATGTCGCGGGAGCACTTCGCCCACCAGCACCTGGGGTGGTGGTCCGAGCGGGAGACCGCGGTGGACTACGCGATCAGCCAGGAGGAGTGGGCCCAGAGCGCCATCGACGAGATCGGCGACGACTACCCAAGGAGGACCGCCCTCGCGGTCAGGATGAGCCGGGACGGGAGCTACTACGTCCTCGCGGGCGCCAAGACCGACGGCCGCGGCAACGCGGCGGTCGAGCTCGTGAGCGTCGGGAGCACGCTCGGCGGCACCCTCGACCTCGCGCGGGACATCGTGCGCAAGAAGCGGAGCGTGTCCTGCGTGGCGGTAGACGGCCCGTCCGCACAGGCGCTGGTGGCCAACGTCGAGGGTATCGGGGTCCCGAAGAACTACGTCGTGAGCCCGAGGCCGTCCGACGTCGCCGAGGCCGCGTCGGCGTTCCTGGACGGGCTCAGGTCGGGGACCGTGTATCACACGCTGCAACCGGAGTTGGAAGACTCGGCCCTCCACGCGGTGAAGAGGCCGCTCAGCCGCGGGTGGGCCTTCGGGCCGTCGAAGGGCTACGAGAGCACCGCGGTAGAGGCGGCCGCGCTCGCCGTGTGGGCGGTCAGGAACTCCAAGAGGGACCCTAGGAGGAGGCAGATGCTCCTGTGAAAAGAATCAACCGCTTCGACTCGACGCCCCTCCCGGAGCCCGACGAGGCGTCCGTCCCGGAGGACTGCCGGGAGGTCGTCCGCGACCTCTTCGACACGTGGCACGCCGCCCGCACCCGCAACGCACGGCTGACCCGCTACTACGAGATGAAGAACTCGGTGAGGGACTTCGGCATATCCATACCACCACAGCTGCGGCATGTGGAGGAGGTGGTGGGATGGGCCGCGAAGGCCATCGACGTGCGGGCCAACCGCATCCACTTCGACGGCTTCGTGTTCAGCGGCGACGCAGACCCGGCGCTGGACGCCCTGGTGACGCAGAACCGCATGCAGTCGCTCGTCGGCATGGCCACGCGCTCCGCGCTCGTCCACGGCACGGCGGCCATGACGGTGATGCGCGGCAACCCCGGGCAGCCCGCGGCAAAGGTGAGGGCGTTCTCCGCCAACCAGTGCTGCACGATCTGGGACAAGGACGTGGACGGCGCCGGCGCCGGCATCATCCTCTCGGGGGTGGACCGGCACTACAGGGCCAACCGGTACGTCGTGCACCTGCCGGACCGCGTCCTCACGTTCTCGCGTGGGGAGTGGGAGGATGGCGGCGTCCGCTGGGGCTGCACCAGCGAGGACAACGGCATCGGGGCCATGCTCATGGTGCCCATCATCAACGCCCCGGACCTCGACAGGCCGGTCGGCCGCTCCGTCCTCACGCCGGAGCTGACGAGCATCGTCGACAAGGCGATCCGAGACGTCCTGCGCATGGACGTGGGAGCCGAGTTCTTCACCGCCCCGCAGCGCTACGTGCTCGGGGCAGCCGAATCGACGTTCGCCAAGCCGCTGCTCGACGAGAACGGGGACCCGGTCATCGACCCCGAGACGGGCGACCCGATGCTCGTGCCGGACGAGGCCAAGAAGCTGAGGGCCTACCTCGGCGCGCTCTGGGCCTTCACGCGGGACGAGAACGGCGACGTGCCGCAGGTGGGGCAGTTCCCCGCGGGCGACGCGCATAACTTCATATCCGTCTACGAGAACGACGCCCAGCGCTTCTCCGGCGCCGCGAACGTGCCACTCGCGCAGCTGGGCGTTCTCTCCAACAACTACACGTCCAGCGACGCCCTCGGCGCGGCGAACGACCCGCTCATCCTGGACGTCCAGAACATCATCGACTCGCTCAGGGACTCGCTCTGGCAGGTGGCGCGGCTCATGATGGCCGTCTCCTCCGGGGTGACCGTGAACGACCTCACCGCAGACCAGAACGGTGTGCGCGCCTACTTCGCCGACCCGTCCATGCCGACGCTGGCGGCGAGGGCCGACGCATGGACGAAGCTCGCGGGCGTCGACAAGGGCATCGTCGGCACGAGGGTCTTCTACGAGGGCGTTGGGCTCGACCAGGCGACCATCGACAGGCTCATGAGCGAAACGGCCAACGCTCGCGCCCGCCAGGCGCTCGCGGAGGTCGCCCAGGAGATCACGGCTTCCGCCAAAGGCGGTGCCACCGAGGAGTAGCGGATGGTTGACGAGGCGAAGTTCAGGTTGTACCGGCGACTCGTCATGGAGGCAGAGCGGCTTGCGGGAGATGACGCGGCGAAGGCGATCGAGAACGCCGTCAACTCGGTCGGAATCGAGAACCTGACCACGGGCTCCCTCAGGCAGCTCGTCGCCGCGTCAATCTCCGGAGCCACCGAAAGGCGCGGGCTGGCCGCATCGGCCGCGGCGAAGAACTTCTACGACGCCGAGAGGGAGGACGCCGGGGTCGATGGCGAGTTCGAGGCGACAGCGTACGGTGACGTGCCCGCATCACATGTGAAGCGGGCCGCCAATGACGTCATGAAGCGCCATCCGCTCGCGGGACTCGACCTTCTCGGGTTGTCTGCAGACGTTTCGGCACAGTCGCAGCGGCTCGTGCATGATCGTGCGGACGCGACGATAGTGCGCAACGCCCGCAGCGACCCGCATCATCCGATGTGGGCGATCGTCCCGAACCCGGGGGCGTGCGGGTTCTGCGTCATCCAGGGGTCGAACGGGTGGACGTACAGCGATGAGGGCAAGGCGAACGACGCGCGTCACCCAAACTGCAAGTGCATGGTGGTGTGCGACCACTCGGCAGAGCCAAGCCTCAGCGGCTACGACCCCGACGCGCTCAATCGCGCGTACCAGGATGCGGCTGACGTCATAGGGGACGACTGGGAGCGCGAGTGGGACGCACTTGGCGAAAGTGGCCAGATAGCGTACGCCGAGGCGCATACGAGGAACGGGCATCCGCTCCCCCTCGGGCAAGCCAGGGACCGCTTCAAGACTCGTCGCACGGTCCGCATGATGGATGGAATCTCAGGGCACAGCAAGATGCATGAGGACGACGCGCGCCTGTACGTCAGGTCGAGCCTCCAGAGCAAGGAGCTCGTGCCGAAGCAGCTCAACCACTGCGAGCCAAAGGCCACGGAGATGGGTAAGGGGGCAGTCGGATATGGCGATGCTGAGAGGATAGCAGTCGAACGGTGTGGCACTGGCAAGATATACGTCAACTATCGTCCAGACCCCGCTTCTCCTACCGGGTTTAAGAACCAGATAAAGGAGACGGTGGTCGCGCCTGAGGGTATAGTGGGTACATACAGGTCAGATGACCCCGAAGAGCGTGACCAGCCGACCACGCGGTTCACTATCCACTATTCGCGGCGCGGGGCCCATGTGGTCCCATCGAAGCCGAAGGAGTGAGCGATAGATGACGACAGAGAGCCTGCTTCTCCGTGCCTACCGTCTGCTTCGCGATGGCAAGGCTCACGGAGTCGAGACTGCTGATGGTCGGACGATTATTGGCAGTTTCTTCGATTATCAGTCTCCCGAGAACGACCCAGATGAGATTGGTTACGTCGCCATCGAAAGACGTAACGGTAGCGTTGAGCTGGCATATGCCAACGAGATCACCGGCATAGTCGAGTAGCGACAGGATAGCGACAGGACACAACTAACATTCGTTGACCAAGGCCACCTCCGGGTGGCCTTCCTCATACCTCGCCGCCGTGGGCGCAATCACGGATGGACGACCGCCAAAGGCGGGGGAACCTGACGACCACCAACGGGTGGGAACCGACGACCGCCAGAGGGCGGGGCAAAGGAGCATGGAATGGCAGAGCAGAACGGCGGCACGCAGCAGGAGCCCAAGACCTTCACCCAGGAGGAGGTCAACGAGCTCATGGGCAGGACCCGGCGCGAGGAGCGCGGCAAGTACGCCGACTACGAGGACCTCAAGGCCAAGGCGGCCAAGTACGACGAGGCACAGGAGGCGGCCAAGACCGAGCTGGAGCGCGCCAACGAGCGCGCGGCCAAGGCCGAGGCCGAGGCGCAGCAGCTGCGCGAGCAGAAGGCCCGAGCCGACCTCGCCGCAAAGGTGAGCGCCGCGACGGGCGTCCCGGCGTCCCTCATCCAGGGGGCCACGGAGGCAGAGATGCAGGCGAGTGCCGATGCCATCGCATCCTTCGCGAAGGCGGCGAAGCCCAACGTCCCGAGCGACAAGGGCGGCGCGGCCAACCAGCACGCGATCACACCGGAGGGAATCGAGGGGATCAAGGACCCCGTGGCGCGCGTCCGCGCCAGGGCCCAGAACCTCTCCCTCTACGAGTAGGAACGGAGGGCAGACATGCCCGCACCCGAGAACCTCATCAAGTCCGAGGACGTAGCCAAGTCCCTCGACATCGAGTTCGTCAACAACTTCACCGGCGAGTACGACCGCCTGGCCGAGATCCTCGCCAACTTCACGGTGGACGTCCGCCAGGCCGGCGCAGCCATCAACCAGTACAAGGTCACCGGCGAGCTGAACGAGGCGGCAGGCACCGACTCCAGCTCCGGCGACGGCTACGTCGAGGGCGACCTGGTGGCGCTGTCCAAGTACAAGGTCACCAAGGTCCCCATCGCCGAGCTCGACCCCAAGCCGTACCGCAAGGCGGCATCCGCCAAGGCGATCCTCGCCAGCGGCTACGCCAAGGCCGTGCTCGACACGGACAGGAAGATGCTCGGCCACCTTCGCCAGAAGGTCATCACGGGCTTCTTCGACTCGCTCGCCAACGGCACCGGCACCGCCAAGGGCAAGACCATGCAGGCGGCCCTGGCCAACGTGGACGGCGTCCTGGGCGACAAGCTGGAGGACCTGGGCGACGAGTCCGGAAACCTCATCCACTTCGTCAACCGCTCCGACGCCCAGGCGCACCTCGGCGACACACCCATCACCATCCAGAACCTGTTCGGCATGACGTACCTGGAGAACTTCCTCGGCATCACGCAGTGCTTCCTGACCAACAAGGTCCCGTCCGGCACACTCTACGTGACCCCCGCGGAGAACATCCATGCCTATGGCCTTGACTTCTCCGAGCTCGCCACGGCCGGATTCGAGTACCAGAGCGACGACAGTGGCCTGATCGGCGTCTACCACGAGGTCGACTACGGCCGCGTGTCCGCCGTCACCAACGCCATCATGGGCGCGCTCTTCGTGCCCGAGGTGACCGACTACATCGTCAAGGGCACCATCGCCACGGCCTAGCGAAGGAGGCGGGCATGGCAACCGCATACGCCACCGTCGACGAGTACCAGGTCGACACGGGCGACACGTCGAGCGGCTACGCGCGCGTGGAGTCCATGCTCGCCCAGCAGTCCGCCAAGCTCCGCGCCGTGGCGGGCATCACCGCCACGGACGCGCTCAGCGAGGACCAGCTGCTCATGTGCCGGGCGCTCGTGACCGACGCGTGCCGCAAGGCGCTCGTCGCCCCAGCGACCGAGGCCATGGGCGACATGGCGGGGCTCAAGCAGGCGAGCTTCACGGCCAACGGCTTCCAGGGGAGCTACACGTTCTCCAACGCATCGGGGTCCGCCTACTTCGACCGCGACACGCTGAGGGCCCTCAGGAGGTCCCTCGGCACGTCGCAGTCCATAGGCACGATCGTGCCGTCGTACGGGGGTGCCTGATGCTGGGTGAGACCATAGCCGTCCTGCGCCCCTCGTACGGGGAGCCGGACGAGATGGGCCAGCCCGTGGTCACGTGGTCCGCCGAGACCGTGGAGGGGGCGCTCGTGCGCCCGCTCTCGGGCTCGGAGCTGAACGACGCGCTGCGCCCTGACGGCGTCCGCGTGCGCTACGCGGTCTCGCTGCCAAGGACGTACCACGGCGTGCTGGAGCGCTGCCGCGTGGCCCTGGTGGCGCGCGGCATGGACCCCGCGGACGCCGAGACGGCGTACCGCGTCACGGGCCCCACGGACGAGACCCCGCAGTCCCCGCTCGCGTGGGACCGCACCATAGAGGTCGGGAGGACGGATGGCTAGCTTCGACGTCAAGCTCGACGGCTTCAAGCACGACACGGGCGGCGTGCGCGCCGTCCTGAAGTCCGGCGCGTGCCAGGCCGAGCTGCTGAGGCTCGCCCAGGGGCTCTGCGCGAGCGCCAACGCGCAGGCCGCGGGCCATGCCATCCAGCCCGAGCTGGACGACACCATGGACGCGGCCGCCAGGAAGAAGGCCCGGCGGCACGTGTACCACCACAAGGGGAGCGCGTACAGGGCCAGCGCCGAGCTGCACGGCCACGTGGCGGTCGGCCAGGTGTGGCCCGCCAACGACGTGGGAAAGCTCGACCAGAACCAGTTCCACACACTCGACGGGCTCGCGCACTAGGAGGCAAGGATGCTCAACGTCCAGGCAGACGTGCGCGCCAGGCTCGTCGCGGCGCTCGGCGTCGCAGTCAGGGCCGGGCAGGCCCCGGACGGCTCCGCGGAGGACCCGTTCCCCGCGGAGCTGGTCCTCGTGCGCCGCTCCGGCGGCCGCAGGCTCGACGCCCTCAGGGACCGCCCCGGCGTCTCCATAGACGTCTGGGCGGGGACCGAGGCCCGTGCGTGCGCGCTCGCGGCCGAGGTCGACCGCGCCATGCGGCACCTGCCCTTCGCGGAGGGCTACGACCGCGTGGAGATGGAGTCCATGAGGAGCGACTACGACCTCGTGAGGCACTCCCCGCGCTGGTTCCTCTCGTACACGCTCGTAACGCACGACTACGAATAGGGAAGGGGTAGAAGATGGCAGACGACACCACCTCCACCACCACGGCTGCCGACACGCTCGACAGCACCAAATACGTCACCGTGGGCCAGCCCGTAGAGGGCGGCGCGGCCTACGTGAGCTTCAATCCGGCGGCCACGCTGCCGGACGACGCGGCGGCCAAGGCCAGCACGTTCACGGACTTCGAGTCCATCGGTGAGTTCTCCGACAACGGATACACCAAGTCGGTCTCGGTGACGTCCAACAAGTTCAAGGGCTGGCACGGCTCGGTCCTGCTCACCCAGATCAGCGAGGAGGAGAACACCTTCAAGCTGGAGCTGACCGACATCGACCGCGCCTCCGTCGCGAAGGTCCGCTACGGCGTGGGCAACGTCACCACCGACGCCGAGGGCAACATCACCAAGATTGACCCGACCACGGTGCCCTCCGTCGTGACGCCCATGTTCATCGACGAGCTGCTCTCCAACGGCAGGCTCCGCCGCACCGTGTTCCCGCGCCCCAAGATCGACTCCATCGACGACGAGGCGCACCAGAAGGGGTCCCTCCTCGTCTACGGCATCACGTTCTCGTGCGCCAACGACGACAAGGGCCGCCCGTACTACATCCGCGAGGCCGAGCCGGCAACTGCCTAGGCATCGCCGCGAGGGGAGGGCGCGAGCCCTCCCCGCTTCTCCTTGGAGGCAACAGTTGAGGACCGAGTACCTGCTCCAGATGACCCCGGCGGACCTCGACGAGTACGCCCGGGCCTGTGGCATAGACGTGAGCGGCGCCAGGGGCGTGCGCGAGAAGGTGGACGTCATACAGGGGCGTCGGGAGCGCGTGGCCACCATCCCCGTGCTCGGCACCACCGTCGAGGTGCCCGTGAAGCGCATGCACGACAAGGCCGTGACCGACGCCGTGGCCAACATCAGGAGCGACGAGGACATGGCGCGGGCCATGGGGATGCTCCTGGGCGAGGGCCAGTGGGAGGACCTCGTGGCGCGCTGCACCGACGACGACGGTGCCGTCGACAACGAGGCGCTCGGCCTCGCGTGCGCGACGGTGATCACGTCGGACGAACTAAAAAACTTCTGACGCTCGCGCGGCTGGAGGACGGGGACGTGCCGGGGGCGGACGCACCGGGAAGGCCCCGTCTGCGCGAGCTGAGGCACGACTTCCGCGCCTACTACCACTGCCGCTACGACGACGTGGACCCGGACGAGGCCGTGGACCTCATCGCCACGTTGCCCCAGGGGAGCCTGTACAGGGCGTCGCTGGACCCGCACCTGGCGTGGTCCGACGAGCGGCACGACCTGGCCGACATCAAGGACCTCATCGTGATGTCGATGCATCTTTCCGCCACCGGCAGTACCGAGGGCTCGCGGATGGTCGTGAGGCCCGGCACGCTGGAGGACACGGAGCGCGCCAGAATGCGGGCGCGGCAGGCCCGCGAGCGCATAGAGCAGACCGAGTGGAGGGATGTCACGGATGGCTAGCATCGGATCCGCCAACCTCACCATCGTCCCGAAGTTCGACGGCCTCACCGCCAGCGTCAACAGGGCGCTTGCGGGCGTCGACGCCAGCGCGGGCGGCCAGAAGATGGGCGAGAGCCTGGCGGGCGGCGTGGAGAAGGGCACGAGCGGGCTCTCTAGGCAGGGCGCGCTCATGGGAGTCTTCTCCACCGTCACGAGCAAGGCCATGGACGCGGTGGCCTCGCACGTCGGCTCCGCCGCGTCGCGCCTGGACACGCTCAAGAACTACCCCACCGTGATGCAGACGCTCGGCTACTCCGCCGACGACGCGCAGTCGAGCATCGACACCATGAGCGACCGCCTGGGCAGCCTGCCCACGCGCCTGGACGAGATGGCGCGCACCGTGCAGGGCCTCACGGCCGTCACGGGCGACCTGGGCAAGGCCACGGACGTGGGCCTGGCGCTCAACGACATGTTCCTGGCTTCCGGCGCGAGCACGAACCTCGCCACCGCCGCGGGCGAGCAGTTCCGCCAGATGCTCTCCAAGGGCAAGCCGGAGATGGAGGACTGGAAGTCGCTCGTCTCCGCGGCCCCCGGCCAGATGCAGCAGCTGGCCACGTCCATGCTGGGGCCGACCGCGAGCGCGCAGGACCTCTACTACGCACTGGGCGGCGGCAAGGAGAAGGACGCGCCCGAAGGCATCAAGTGGGCCTCCATCTCCATGGACGAGCTGATGGGCAAGATCGTCGAGCTCGACCAGCGGGGCGGCAGCGGCATCACCAGTTTCAAGGAGCAGGCGGAGACCGCCGCGGGCGGCCTCCAGACCAGCTTCGAGAACATGGGCAACGCCGTTACCAAGGGCATCGCCAACGTGATGGACTCCATCGGCCGCGACAACATCACGTCGGTGCTGAACGACGTGAAGGGCGGCATCAACGACGTCTTCAAGGACGTCGCGGGCGTGGCCAAGGACATGGCGCCGGCCTTCAAGGGCGCCTGGGAGGTCGTGAAGGACCTCGTGGGTACGGTCAAGCCGCTGACACCCGCCATCGCCGGCGTGGCCACCGCGCTCGTGGGCATCAAGGCGGCCAAGGGCGCATTCGGTGCAGTCAGTGCCGACATGGCCGGCATCGGCAAGGTCGTGGGCATCGCCTCCGAGAAGGTTCTGGACCTCGGCGGCAAGCTCAAGGGCCCGCTCGCGGAGGGCGCGCTCAACGCGGCCACGGGGCTCAGTGGGGTCTCCTCCGTGCTCATGGGTCCCTGGGGCGTGGCCATCGCCGCGGGCGTGGCGGGCATCTCGCTGCTGGTGGGCCACTTCATGGAGGTCAAGCAGAAGCAGGACGCCTTCACCGACGCCACCAAGTCCTTCCTGGACGCCACGGTGGACGCGACCAACCTGGACGCGTACAAGGGCGGGATCGAGGGCATCGGCGAGAAGGCCGTCGACACCACCGTCGACCTCGACGGGCTCACGCAGAAGATGCAGGCCCACGCCGATGCAATGGCCAGCAACAACGCGACCGCGCAGGGCACCATCGGCACCTGGCAGACGGTCCAGTCCACCATCGACGGGCTCATCGGCAAGACCGAGCTGACCACCGAGGAGCAGGGCAGGCTGGAGTGGGCCCTCAAGCAGGTGAACGACGCCACGGGCGAGCAGATCACCCAGGAGGACGTCCTCACCGGCAAGTACCAGGACCAGAACGGCGAGGTGCAGAACCTCAAGGAGAAGGTCGACGAGCTCGCCCAGAGCAAGGTCAACGAGGCTCGCATGAGCGCCCTCTCGGCCAACCTGACCGAGGCGTACGAGGCGCAGTCCGACGCGCTGGACGAGTACGCCAAGGCGCAGAAGAACTACAACGACACCTACGATGCCGCGTACGACAAGAAGCTGAAGGACGCCCAGGCGAGCGGGGTGGCGGCAGACGTCGCCGCCGCCCTTGCCGACGAGTACGCAAAGAGCGCCACGAAGATCGATGGCACCCAGGAGGCGCTTGACAGGACCAGCGCGGCGTACCAGCAGTCCACCGACAGCGTCAAGGCACTGGAGACCGAGCTCGGCAACGCCTCGGCGGCGGCAAGCGACTCGGCCGACGAGTTCACCCAGCTCGCGGCCACGCCCATCTTCGAGAAGGCGTTCGAGACCGCCGGGCAGGACGCCGGCAAGTTCGCGGATGACCTGCGCGACATGGGCATGTCGACGGACGACTTCGCCAACATGAGCATGGACAGCCTCACCCGCCTGGCGGCAGGGTACCACGGCACCAAGACGTCCGTGATCACTGCCCTGCAGGGCATGGGGGACGAGGGCGCGGCGGCGCTCTCGCACATGGGCGCGGACTACGCCGCCATGGTCGAGCAGTGCGGCGGCGACACCCAGCTCCTCACGAACATGATCGAGGTGTACAACTCGACGCCGGTGCTCGACAAGGACGGCAACGTGACGATGGACGCCACCGAGCTGATCGACGCCAACGGCAACGTGATCGAGTGGAACAACGGCACGCTGACACCCAAGGACTCGTCGGCGACCGTTGACTACTCCACGCTCTACGACGCCAACATGACCGAGCTAGAGTGGAATGGCAGCACCCTGGTCCCGAAGTCCACGACCGCCTCGGCGGACTATGCGGTCCTCGCGAGCGGCCAGGGCCAGATTTACCTCTGGAACGGCAGCACGCTCACCACGAAGGACGGCAGGGCAGTCTCGGACACGGTCTCACTCGTCGATGGCCAGAAGAATATTTATACGTGGAATGGCTCGAAGCTCGTGCCGCAGCACGGCACGGCGGACGTGAACGACCAGTCGGTGCGCGACGCCACGGCGGCCATCGACGCGTACAACCGCGACGCGCCGCAGGACCATCACGCCACCACTACCATCGACATCATCCACAACACGTTCGAGAACGTCATCCGTACGGTCACGGGCGGTAGCGCCACGGGATCGGTGGCCAACGCCCCGTACATCCCGCGCCACGCTGCCGGATACATCGCGAAGGGCCCCACGCTCACCAACAACGGCTGGGTGGGGGAGGACGGCATCGAGGCGGTGCTCAACTGGGGTACTGGCGGGGCCGTCGTGCCACTCACGAACACCGCGTACATGCGCCCCATCGCCTCTGCCATCGCCGAGGAGATGGCCCCGTCTGCCGGCGACCAGTCGGCGCTCCTGCAGGAGGTCCGCGCGCTCGCGGCCAAGCTCGACCGCGTGGGCGTCTACCTGGACGGCCGCAGGCTCGCCGGGTACATGGCGCCCGACATCGACAGGGAGCTGGGCCAGCTGAGGGAGGCGTACGCCAGATGAGGCAGTCCGACATCGACGTCGTGGTCGCCGGCACGCCCCTCTGCGCCACCTACGGGCTCATGCTCGTGGGCCAGCCCGAGGAGGACCCGCCCGCGGCGCGCACCAGCTACGTGAAGATCCCGGGCGCGTCCGGCACGCTTGACCTCACCGAGGCGCTGGCGGGCGAGCCCACCTACGACGACCATGACATCACATTCACCCTCACGATCAGCGGCTGGCCGGAGGACCGGGCCGCGGCGCTGCAGCGGCTGAGGACCAACCTCAACGGCCGCAGGCGCGACTTCGAGCTGACCTGGGACCCGGGGTGGACCTACTCCGGGCGCTTCTCCATGCGGGAGGACCACGTGGCCGGCGGCGCGGTGGTGAAGCTCACGGCGCGAGCCGACCCGTTCAAGCGCGGGGGCTCGCGCACCTACCGCATGGACGGCAAGTGCGGCAAGACCTTCGTGATACCAGTGGGCGTGCGCTCGGTGGTCCCCACCGTGCAGTGCGCCCAGGAGACGCTCGTGCAGGTCCTGCCGGACGGCGAGACCGTGCACTTCCAGGCGGGCACGTGGAGCGACGCGTCGCTCAGGCTCGCCCCGGGCGACAACCTCGTGATGGTCAACTCCACGCCCTACTCCGGCACCACGACGTGGGTCGACCACGGCGCGTCCGACGGCTCCACGACGTGGGAGCCCTGGGCGGACGCCCAGGTGACGTGGTCGCAGATGGAGTGGTCGGACGTGGTCGCGAGCGAGGACGGCACGCGCATGGTGCTCGCCCAGTACGACTGGGAGGGCTTCGCCGCGGCGTGGTCCACGGGCTCCGGCACGTGGCAGCCCGTCGACGGCACGTGGACCGACACCGCGTACACCGGCAGGTGGGTGGAGGCCGGGGAGGACTTCGGCGACACCCTGGTCTACTTCAAATTCGAGATGGAGGCGTTCAGCTAGTGAGCACAACCACAGCTACGATGGGGCTCATCGTCCCCGAGGTGACCGACCAGGTCGGCCAGACGATCAAGGACCTGGGTACAAACTTCAGCATGCTCGACAAGATGTGGCCCGTGGGCTCCGTCTACCTGAGCACCAGGAACACCAACCCGGGCACGTACCTGGGCGGCACGTGGCAGCAGGTGGCCCAGGGGCGCTGCCTCATCGGCGCGGACTCCAAGCACGGCGCGGGCTCCGGCGGCGGCAGCATGAGCCGCACGCTCTCGACCGCCAACCTGCCGAGCCACACCCACACCTACCCGGCCGTCCGCTCCTGGGCCCAGAGCCAGGAGCACCACTACGGCCTGGTGGAGCAGACGTCCACGCAGTCCGTCGCGTTCGCGGACAACGTCATGATCGCGGACCCGAACACCTCGAACCAGAACAGCAGCAACAACCAGGTGAGCGGGACGAACGTCTCGAAGACGAACGCCACCGGATCGGGTTCCGCCATCTCCGTGGAGCCCGCGTGGTTCGGCGTGTACGTCTGGAGCAGGACGGCGTAGCCGAGGGGAGGCCGCATGGACGTCGCGATTATGCTCGGGGGCGTGCGCGTCCACGAGCCGGCGGCCAACGTCTTCGCGCTCTCGGCCAAGCTCTCGCAGCAGGCGGGGAGCGCGCCCACGCTCTCGTTCTCCGTGGCGCCCGACCACCCTGCGGCGTCGGCCCTCGCGTCCGACGCCGCAGGGGAGGTCACCCTCACGGAGGACGGCACGACCACGTTCCGCGGCCGCGTCACCTCCGTGGACGTCGCTATCGACGGCACGAGGTCCGTCAGGTGCGAGGACTCGCTGGCCTACCTCAACGACACCACGCAGAGGCCGTTCAAGAACTACGAGACCAGCTCGGTCGCCGGCAAGGTGGGCGCGCCCCTGCGCGGGGACGACCTCTTCGCGTGGCTCGTCGGGCGGCACAACGACCTGGTGGGCGAGGGCCGCAGGCTCTACGTCGACACGAACGAGGGCAGCTCCTTCGGTGACGTGCCCCTGGCCAACAACCAGTACCCCACGACGCGCAACGCCATAGACCAGATGCTCAAGGCGTCGGGAGGCTACGTCTGGACGAGCTACCGCGACGGACGCAGGTACGTCAACTGGACCGTGCGCGGGCGCGGCAGGTGCGCGCAGCCCATAGAGTTCGGCACGAACATCGTGGACTTCACGCGCTCGCTCTCCGCGGGCGGGCGCACCACCGCCATCGTCCCCACGGGCGAGGCGCTGAAGACCGGGGACCGCGCGCAGGTGCTCACGCTCTCCGGCTCCGCACCGAGCCTGCCCAGCCGCTACCTGCAGCGCGGGGACGCCATCTACTCTCCCGACGCCGTGGCGCGCTGGGGCTGGGTGGAGGAGCACAAGAGCTACTCGGGCGCCACCAAGCCGCAGCAGCTGGCCGACCGCGCCGTGTCCGACCTGGATGTGGCCATCTCCGGCGTGGAGAGCGTGGAGGTCTCTGCGGTCGACCTCTCGTGGCTGGACCCCTCGCACCAGCGCATCGGCTTCATGGACGAGGTCCGGGTCACCTCGATGCCGCACGGCATAGACCAGTGGATGGTCTGCGTGGGCCGCGAGCTCGACTGCTGCGACCCCTCGGCCAGCAGGTACACCCTCGGCGCGCTGGGCTCCACGCTCGTGGGCTCGGTGGTGACCAGCTCGGCTCCCGTGGCCGTGGGCGACGTGGCCAAGCGCCTGAGCGCGCTCTCCGACGCGGACGTGGCGGGCGCCATCGACGCGGAGGAGGTCAGCGCCCAGGCGGCGAAGGCGGCGGCGGACGCGGCAAAGGCGACGGAGGACGCCGGCATCGTCATAGACGCGTACGAGGCGGGCGAGCTGACGCCGACCACGGTGGACATCGTGAGCAGTGCCGGCACGGTGTTCCGGAGCAACACCGGCTCGACCACGCTCAGGGTCGTGGTTCGCCACGGGCCCGTGACGTGCGAGACCCAGGAGCAGCTGGCAGCCGAGTTCGGCCCGGGTGCCCGGGTGGAATGGAGCTACATGCGGGGCGAGGACGACGACTGGCAGGCCATACCCGCGAGCGACTCGCGGCTCTCGGACGGCGGCATGAGGCTCGCCGTCACGGCGGACGACGTGGACGGCACGCTGGCCCTGCAGGCCGACGTGGTCGCGGCAGACTAGGAGACAGAAGTGGCAGTAAAGGCATCGAACGGAATAACCATCACCGACGTCACGGACGCCTACACCGTGATGCTCAGCTCGGAGGCGGTCTCCGTCCCCGGCAACTCCGCGGGCGCGGCCGTCGCGGGCAGCATGACCACCAACGTCTACGCCTTCTGCGGCGCGACGCAGTGCGCGGTCTCCATGGGCGCCGTGACCAAGCCCACGGGCGTCACCAACGTGACCAGCAAGGCGGACTCGTCCAACGCGAAGACGCTGGTCGTGACCGTGTCGTACGACTCGACCCTCACCTACGCCAACAGCCCCGTCGAGGTGTCCATCCCGCTCAACGTGACCGGCGTCAACGGCGAGACCCTGGGCTTCACCAAGAAGTTTTCACTCTCGGTTGCCAAGGCTGGCGCGACCGGTGCCACTGGGGCGGCCGGCAAAACCGGCGCGACCGGAGCGGCTGGCGCGACCGGTGCCACTGGGGCCAGGGGCGCGACCGGTGCCACTGGCGCGGCCGGGGACAACCCGTACACGATGGTCATCACGGGCGAGAACGTCATCAAGAACAACAGCGGCTCAACCACGCTCACCGCGCACATCTACCGCGCGGGCGCCGAGGTGACCACGGTCCCTGCGGGCCACAAGGTCTGCTGGTACACGGGCAGCTCCACCACGGCCGCGAAGTCGGTCGCAGCCGGCACCGCGCTCTCCGGCTCCACGGGACAGTACAGCGTCGCGGCCGAGGCCGTGAACGGCACGCTGCTCGTCACCGCCAAGCTGGAGACGGCGTAATGGCGCGCGTGCTCATAGGCGTGCCGAGCTACGGGCCGCTGGAGCCCGAGTGCGCGGAGGGGCTCATGAACCTCTCGCGCTGCGGCCACGCGGTCGGCTTCCGCGTGCAGCGGGGCTACAAGATAGACTCGCAGCGCAACGCCATCTGCGAGGCGGCCATCGAGGACGGGTACGACTTCGTCCTGCAGGTGGACTCGGACGTCGTGCTGCCCATGGACGCCCTCGCGCGCCTGCTGGACCCGCCCGCGGACGTGGTCCTCGGCTGCTACCGGGAGAAGCGCTACGCGTCGCGTGGCGACTACGCCAACGTCCACAGGCACGTCGGGCTGGACTACACGCTCGACTCCTGCATGACTGCCGACGAGCTGGACGTGCCGTTCCCGCGCGTGACGGTGAAGGGCGGCGGCACGGGGTGCCTCATGGTCCGGGTGGAGGCGCTAGCGCGCATCCCCAAGCCATGGTTCAGCTTCGTCGAGTACGACGATGGCCAATGCCTCTCCGAGGACCTGTGGTTCTGCGAGAACGCGCGGCGCGCGGGCCTGACCGTCTGGGCGGACACCCGCGTGAGGTGCGGTCATGTGGGGAGGGAGGTCCTATGGCTGTGATGGCGAGCGCCTCAATCGTGGTCACCTACCGCGCGGAGGCGCAGAACGTCACCACATTCTGGCGTGCGCAGCCGTCGACGGCCGCAACCCCGGCCGCCCCAACCACGACCAGCACCGACGCCTACGTGGCCGACTGGTCCACGGCCATGCCGGCCTACGACAGCGCCCTGCGCTGCTACCGGGTGGAGCGCGTGGAGCGCTCGGACGGCACGTGCTCGTGGGGTGAGGTCACCGAGGACCAGGGATGGAGGGGCGCCAACGCGGCGAACTCGACCGCGACGAACGCGAGCCAGACCGCGAAGGCGACCAACGCGAAGATAGAGAAGCTTGAGGACTCCATCGTGAGCACCGTCAACGGCGAGCTCACGTACACGGCTCCAGACGGCTCGACGCAGACGAACGAGCTAGCCACGAAGGTCAAGCAGACCGACACCAGCCTGACGGCAACCATAAGCCGCACCGACGCACTTGAGACGATGGTTCACGAATACTCCGGTGGCGTCCTCGTATCAAAGATTAAGAACGGCGCAACCGTAAACGGCGCACTCGTCAACGCCGACGGCTCTTTCGATGTCGTAAACGTAACGTGGAATAGTGGAACCCCGACTGTCGGCAAGAAGTTGATGCGCCTTGCAAAGAACAGCATCGAATTCAACAACCCAGACACGTCGTTCAACATATGCAATATCACGGCCAACGGTACTCTCACGAACATCGACGTACCGAACGGAAGTCTTGCTATTGATGAGATGCCAGCATGGTGTCAGGCTCTTGGCGACTCTGGATATGACAGCTTTATTGCTGGCAAGATGCTCCAACTTGGGGCGGGAAACAGAACGACGTATTCGGAGATTCTCATCGAACCAGACGGCACGACTATCGACGGATACAAGTTCGCGCTCGGAACGAACAACACGACGGATAGGTGGGTGCCCGTCATGGGCGGGCATAGAAACGCTGGGTATCTGGTCCATCGCGACATCAACCTCAAATGGGGTCCGAATGCCTATGCCGTGTATGGCGCATACAACCCGAATGGCGGCGGCGACCACTATTACACGACAAATGTCAACGAGTACAACAAGTTGGTCAAGAGTGGATGGACGGGTAGTGGAGTCTATTTTTATGCAGCATTGTAGGGAGGTTCCATGGAACTCAACGTTAGCGTCAAGTACGTCAACTCGTCGGGCGACGTGCTGGTGAATCCCGACCTCAGCGACAAGCTGATTACCCCAGTGGTCATCGACGGAGAGGAGTGCTATCGACTTGATGACCTGAGCGACGACGACATGGCGGCGAGGGAGTCCGTAATCGCCGATGGCGAGGAGCGGGCCGCGCGTTTGGAGGACGCACTCGACGCGCCCGACGCGATAGCGGACCTCTCGGAGACCGTGAGCGACAACGCCGTCGACGTGTCCGGCGTCGGTGACGCACTGGCAGATTTGTCAGAGACGGTGAGTGACAACGCTGTTGACGTGTCGGCCCTGTCCGACGCGATAGCGGAGCTCTCGCAATTGGTAAGCGACCTGACGAGCAAGGAGGCTTAATTATGGTCAAGTTCTGGTACAAGCGAATCAAGCGCGGCAAGGCAACCATCGAGGATGTTCCCGAGCTGTGGCGCGAGCAGGTTCAGGCCCTGCTCGAAGCGGACGCGTAGGGTGGGCGGCAGGGCCCGCGAGGCCGCGTCCAAGGTGCTCGTGTGGGCGCTGGCCGGGGGCGGCATATACGCGATATCGCAGGCCAACAACCCGCGCCTCGACAACCAGCTGCTGGCGTGGATAGTGCTCATCGCCGTCGCGGCCATCGCCACGGCGAGCATCACGGCAGCGCAGCACAGGCGCGAGGAGCGGGAGGCGCTCGCGGGCAGGCTCGACCACCAGGACGAGCAGCTCGGCCTCATGGTGCGCCTGCAGGCGAGCATCGCGCGCTCGGACCTCATCCACAAGGCGCAGAAGTACGTGACCGAGCTCCACTGGGCCACCCCCGAGGAGATCGGGTCATGGGTGGCCGAGTGGGAGGACTACAAGGCGCTCGGCGCGGACGGCTACATCGACAATCTGGCCAGCAAGGTCATGGGCCTGCCGACCGAGCCGCCCGTCGAGCACATCAACCATTAGGAGGCTACCGTGAATTCCGAATCAATCATCGCAATCATCCGAATCGTGGTGCCAGCTGCGTGCGGCGTGCTGGGCGTCTTGGGCTACAGCGTGGACGCCGACTCGTGGCTCAACGTCGCGCTGGTGCTCACCGGTGCGGCGATGTCGATCTACTCGGCGTGGAAGAACAACAACGTCACGCCTGCGGCTCAGAGCGCGCAGAGGGTGCTCAACGCCGCGAAGTACGAGGCCAAGCACGCGAGGGGGTAGCCATGAGCAAGGTATCGGAGGCCGCGTCCTGGCTCTTCTGGCACATGGTCACCTGTCCCAGGCACGGCTACTCCCAGCCCAACCGCTGGGGCACGAGCGCGAAGGAGACCGTGGCCGTCCCCGACTGGGGCAGCGTCACCATCGCCGACGGCGACCGCGACTGCGCGAGCGGCGTGATCAGCTGCTACCGCGCCCTGGGCGTCAACACCGGGACGGCCACCTGGACCGGCAACATGCTTCAGGGCCTGCTCTCGACGGGCCTCTTCGAGGAGGTCCCGCTCTGGGGGCCGACCTTCGACGGCGACATCCTGCTGAGGTCCGGCCACACGGAGATGGTCATCACCGTGGGCGGCAGGCAGCAGCAGGCGGGCTTCAGGCGCTCGGAGACGCACGGCATCAACGGCCGCACCGGAGACCAGGACGGCTACGAGAGCACCTACAGCCCCCTGCAGCTCGGCGAGTGGTCGCACAAGATTCGCTACTACGGTCCCGATAAGGGTGGCGTTACGACGTCTAAACCTGTGAAGAAGAACGTGTCCAATAAGATTCTCGTTGGTGACTGGTGGGGCAACACGCTCGTCGCTATGGGCGAAACGGGCCGCATTGTCAAGCTGATTCAGAGGGCACTTGTCTCCCGTGGATATTCTGTCGGCGCTGCGGGCGTTGATGGCGTATTTGGTGGGAGCACAAGTTCTGCTGTCAAGCAGTATCAGACCGACGCTGGCCTCACTCCAGATGCTGTTGTCGGTCCCGCTACCGCAGGAAAGCTCTTTTCGTAGTCATATTTGACCAATTCGTCAACGGGCAGAAAGAAAAGTCCTATAGATACAAAAATCGGGTCGCTGCATCTCTCGGTTCTTCTTTGCTAACCATTTATAAGACAAATCACGCTTGTTGACGTTGGTGCCCCACCCCTCGCGAGGGGTGGGGCCTTTTGCGTTTCCGCAGGTAGACGAGCCAACAGGAGCCCGTCTGAGGGCCGCAATCGCGGGGTGTGGGCAAATGTCCGCGCCACAAGCGCTGGTTCTCGCGTCATCTCGCGTCGTCTCGCGTAAGGTTTCACGTTTTATGTCCTCTGGTGCACGTTACCGCGTCCCTGTCGCGTCCCAAGTGACGAAAAACGACGGAAAACTCTTGTTGCTCCTGCGCGTTTGCCCAGTTGTAATGCGGTATCGCTCTTGCTAGAGCTATAATCAATTCCCGCAAGATTTAAGCACTAGGCCGTCTACCTGCGGTTTTGCTTATATTCCGTCCCAATTTGTCCCAAATCAGACGGTTGCCAGCGCCCTCGCCCCTTCGGCGGGGGCGCGTTGTTGTGTCCAGGCGTCCGCGAACGGGTGCTCCTGGTACGCCTGGGATACGATGTCCGCCACGGAGTAACCGGTGCGCTCCACGCCCCACATGGCTAGAATGTTCCCGAGAATGGGAGAGTGATGGCAAATGCTTCTTAGTGATGGGGAGATTCGCGGACTCATCCGCGACGGCGTGCTGGTGGACGCGACGGAGGGCAACGTCGGGGTGGTGACGTACGACCTGAGGACCAAGGGGTTCGTCGGGCCGAACGGCGCGGAGTCTTCGGGCTGCAGACTGGACCCCGGAGACTCGGCGTTCGTGCGCTGCGTTGAGGGCGTCAGGCTGCCGGCCGACCTGGCGGCGCGCGTCCTCCTGCGGAACTCGCGCATAAGGCAGGGGCTGACGCTCGACGCGCCGCTCTACTTTCCCGGCCATGGCACCGTGCTCTACTACAGGGTGACCAACGTGAGCGGCTCCGCCATCGACCTGGACTGCGCTGATGGCATAGCGCAGGTGGAGTTCGAGCGCGTGGAGGAGCCGGTCGAGCACCGGTACGACGGTGCCTTCCAGGGCGAGGTCTCGTTCAGGGGCATGGGCTCCTACAGGGACGCCTACTCCGGTGAGATGTCGCAGCTGCAGGACAAGGTGGACGAGGTAAAGGGCATAGAGCGTCGCATGTACGGCAACGTGATGGCGATCATGGCCATCCTTGCCGGCGTCTTCACCCTCGTGAACGTGAACGTCGGCGCGGTCGGTGGCACCGCCCAGTCCGTGGTGGTCACCAACCTGGTGACCGTGGGCAGCTTCGCCGCGCTCTCCGCCCTCATCGGCGAACTCTTCGAGGGGAGTCACAGACGGACGGCGGTTGCCGTCGCGGCCGTGTGCCTCGTCGGCGCCGTCCTCGCTGTGCTCTTCCTGAAGTAGAGGGAACCAAATCAGACGGTTACGAGCGCCCTCGCCCCTTCGGCGGGGGCGCGTTGTTGTGTCCAGGCGTCCGCGAACGGGTGCTCCTGGTAAGCCTGGGATACGATGTCGGCCATGTCGTACCACATGGGCTTGTCGTAGTGCGTGGCCGTCACCCGGGAGCCGGAGGGGATGTGGCCCATGAGGCGCTCGCTCACGTCGGACGGGAGCCTGAGCGTCCAGTGCGCCCACGTCTCCCAGTCCTTGCGCAGGTTCTTGAACGGGTGGACTGGCAGCTCGACGGCACCCGCTGCCTCCCTGAAGGCGTTCTGCAGCGTGCGCTGGCGGACGTAGCTCCCCAGCCCGTCGTCGGTGAGGAAGTGCCTGCCGTCCTGGGCGAGCTCCCACAGGCGCTCTCCCATCGGCCCCGGCACGATGACCGCGCGGCGGCTCCACTCGTTCTTCAGGCGGTCAATGTACGAGCCCCTGGTGTTGACCTGGTGCGTGACCCAGACCAAGGTCACGTCCCCGCGGCGCTCGACCTCCGAGGCCAGCGGCCCAAGGCTCTCGCCCACGCGGCATCCGCCGAAGGCCGCCAGCAGGAACGCGGGCTCCCACCACTGGCCCCACGCCACGGCCCACAGCTGGCGCAGGCCGTCCAGCTGCCAGATGTCCCCGTCGCGCCTGGTGACCGTCTTCTGCGAGGGGAGCTTTATCCTGGCGTCGCAGGGGTTGACCATCACGTGGCGGTAGAGCACCGCGAAGCGCATGACCTTGCGCAGGAGCGACAGCGCCTGCTTCGCCTGGCTGAGCGTCTTCTCGTCCACCCACTGCTGGATCTCCAAGGGGTCCACGGCGTCGCAGGCAACGTCCGCCCAGCGCGGCTCCACGTGGCACCGCCAGGCGCTCTCGTACTGCTCCCTCGTCTGCACGGACAGGTCGCCCAGCTCCAGCTGGTGGTCGAAGTCCGGCCTTGCGTAGCGCTCCCAGAGCACGCCCACCGTGGGCGCGGGGCCGTCCTCCGTGTGCTCTGCGAGGATGGCGGCGAGCCTGGCCTCGGCCTGCTTGCGGGTGCCGCGCACGGTCTTGGAGTGGCGCATGTAGCCGCGCTCGTCCTCCGTTGCCCAGTACCTGAGGCGGTACTTCTTCCCCTTGATGACCTCCTCGACGGAGCCCTGGGCCCTGCGCATCCTCCTGCGTGGCATGTGGTCCTCCCATCGTGATTTGCTAGATATGCCCCCTCAGATAGCCGCAGGCTCCGGTCCAGCCTGCGAGGGGGATCTGTTCCAATTGATTGGAACTGATTGAACTAATTGGACTAATCGAATTTCGTAACCTCAGTGATCTTGGCTTGCAAACTCAGTGAGTTTCGGCCGAACCTCAGTGAGTTTCGTCTAGTCCCAGCCAAGTAATTGGCAAGTCGCAGCCAATGACTCTTCGCCCAGGATGTGCTAGGGCGCGGTGCGACATTGTCGCTTTGACGTCGCGACATTGTCGCATCCCCATTTTTGCGTGATTGCACGAAATCAGTCTGCATCCCCTCTGACCTGCACATTCCTTCTTATCGCCCATTTTCATGACGGTGGTCTGCGGGTGGACCCTGTACTTATTTGTACATGGTCGTAACCCGTAACGTCATGCCGTGGACTCTATGCCAGGAGGTGCAGCCCTCCGCGCCACGTCCCCCGCCTGATTCTCGGCGATGGCCATGATGGCCGACTTGCCCTGCTCGTTTGCGGAGCGGTAGAGGGTGATCAGGTGTTGCTCGTTAGGGGAAAGCACGTTCTCGTCTTCGTCAAGTCCAAGTAGATATGACAGCGTCACGCCAAGTGCAGCAGCGATGTTTATTACAGCGCTCACCTTAGGTTCTCTCTCGCCGCTCTCGTACCTCTGGATAGCTTGTTGGGTAGTGTGGGCGCGTCTCGCAAGCTCAGATTGAGTCCAACCACGAGCGTCGCGCTCTTCCTTGATTCGGTATTTCATATCCCTCCTCAGACGAACACCGACTGGCGTAATCTTTCCACATTTTGGTGTTGACCACAAACACCAAGCGGTGTATATATCTTGTTGGTAAGAGAAACACCGAATGGTGTCTGGAGGTGTCGAAAATGCGTCAAAACATGAAAGCAGAGCGCGCAAGGGTGGGCCTGACGATTGAAGAAGTTGCTTCCAGGATTGGGGTCCATCCAAACACCCTTTCACGCTGGGAATCGGGTACGGCTGAGCCTTATGCGGAGAACATCATCGCCCTTGCCCGGCTCTACCAGTGCACTCCAGAGTACCTGCTCGGAATGAGCGACCAGAGGGATGGTCGAGCAGTTCCAACCGTGAGTTCTTCGTAGTCAACCAAGCGCTCTTAACCGGAAATCCCGTTCAACAGAGAAAGGAGAACGTCATGCTTCCCCGTCTGAGTGACAACGCCCGGTTCCACGCCTACGAGTACGCCAGGCACCACAACGAACTGGTGCGCCTCATGCGCGACAACCCGAATGACTTCGCGGCGCAGGAGAAGGCCGACATGCTCGCATATGCCGAGGCGCGCCACCTCGCGGAGGTCGTCCTTGAGGACATGGGCGTGGGCTTCGAGGCACGCGCAGACGGCTTGGTGACCTGGCTCGTCCCTGAGGGCGTGGGAAAGTAGCGCGACCGAGCCGGTCCCGCGTGGCGTCGAGCGCCGTCCCCGAAGTATCCCCCGTTCCGCGTGGACTCTTCTCCTTTCTCTACGCGCAGGGCAGGACCGGGCCCCAAGGCCAGGCGGCGCACGCCACACGAATCCCCGCGGCCCAACTCAACCGCCCGTGGCGTGACGCATGCGTGGTGTGTATGCAGCCACGCTGGCAGCGGCCTGAAGGCGCTCCGCCACGCGGGGTCGGCTCAAAAGAAATGCCCCACGCGCCGGACCGGGGCGCATGGGGCGTACCAACCACGATGGGAGTGATGGTGGCTCAGATTCTACCACTCCCGCCAAGGAGGAGAGATGCATGAGTACCAGTGCCAAGGCATCCGACTTGCGCACGCTGAGCGCGCGGGAGGTCTCGGAGGCCACGGGGATCCCGCTTTCAACCGTTCATCTGATGCTGAAGCGCGGGGACATTCCCAGCGTCATGCCCAACGGGCTGAAGCGCGGCAGGCGCGTCCGCGTGAGCGCGCTGCTCAGGTGGATGGAGGAGGCCGAGAAGAGGTCGCAAGGGCTGTCCTAGTGGCCGTGCTGGTGGCGCTCTGGCTGGTCGCGTTCGGCTGGGTCACGCAGGGCGAGATGCAGGACGAGCAGAGGCTCGTCACGTACTACGAGCAGCAGGGATTCGACATGAGCTACAGGGAGTGGTGAGCGTGGACGGACTGGACTTGATAGCGGGCATCGTGCTGGGCGCGTTCCTGATCTGGCTCTCGCTGGTTGCCGTCTGCATGGCGTGGGGCCGCTGGATAGAGCACCAGGTGGGGCGTTAGCCGTGGGGCTCTACGACCACGACGGCAAGTCGCGCGGCTACAACGACCCGGGATGCCCTCCGCCCATCGTCATCTACGGCAGGCACACGGACGTGACGCCCGACCCGGAGAAGGCGAGTAAGTGGGACGAGACCGTGGACTGGCACGGCGAGCACAAGTGCGTGCTCACGAGGAGGGGATCCGTCTTCGACGTCGACACCACGCCGGGGAACGTGCACGGCAGGACGCTCGTGGCCAACGCGCCGGACGCGTTGGTGGCACGCGAGAGATGGGTTCGCTGGCTCGTGGCCAACGGGCTCTGGTAGGGAGGTTGCCATGGTCGGACGTCGTAGGGAGCCTGCCCCGAGGACGATGCTCCCGAGGGTCCTCTGCGCCAGCTGCCGGCACTGCCATTCGCAGGAGTTGGTCAAGGGGCACCGGAGGCGCGGCTGGTGCGAGCTTGGGCACGGGTGGGTCTGGCTGCAGAACGTGCGGCAGTGCCTGTACTGGGACGGGCGCGGCCGATGACGGGAATGATCGCCTTCACGTTCGTCTTCGGCGCTGCCGTGGGTCTGCTGATATCGACGCTCTTGGTCGTGGTCGCCGTGGAGGACTGGGAGATCGGAGGGCATATGAGGGAGCGGCACTGGCTGCCCTGGGAGGACCACGGAGACGGCTACGAGGTGGCCGACAACCAGGGCAGGAGGGCGATAGCCTACCTGGCCGACCGCGTTGCCGAGCGCGGCGGCACGAGCAGGGACCACGCCGAGGAGTCGCTGTACAGGCTCGTCGGCTACATGTGCAGAGGGGGAGAGTGATTGGTCATGGCGAGCGGGAACAGCCTGGGGCAGCTGAACGACTTCCTGTTCCTGGAGCTGGAGCGCCTGAACTCCGCCGACGTGCGGGACGAGGCGGCGCTCAGGCTAGAGGTGGAGCGTGCGCGTTCCGTGGCCGGCATCGCCCAGGCGATCAACACCAACGCGGGCACGGTGCTGCGCACCGTGGAGCTGCAGGCCCAGATACGCGGGACCCAGGTGGCCGTGCCGAAGATGCTGGGCGGCGACTGATGGCCGCGCGCGCGGGCATGCACCGCTGGACAGCGTCCGACGACGCCTGGCTTGCCGAGCACTACGAGGGCATGACCGACATCGCCGAGCTGGCCGACGACATAGAGCGCGAGCTCGGTTTCCGCACCACGCCGAGGACGATCTACGTCCACGCCAACAGGATGGGCCTCCACAAGCGGAGGCTCGACAACCACGAGGGCAGGGCCGAGCGCACCGTGCACTGGACGCGCGAGCCCGAGATGCAGGCGTGGATGCTCGCGAACGACCACGGCCAGAGGACGGACAGGCTCTCCGACGAGTTCCGCGCGGAGTTCGGCTTCGGGCTGTCGCGCCCGCAGATCACCGCGTGGAGGCAGATCAACGGCAGATCGACCCGGATGTCACACTCCGGCGGCAGGACGCCGCTGCCCGTGGGCGCGGAGCGCATCATGAAGGGCTACGTCTTCGTTAAGGTGCGGGACCGGCCCAACGTAGGCGGCACCAAGGACAACTGGGAGCTGAAGCAGCGCTGGATGTGGGAGCGGGCGCACGGCGAGCCCGTGCCCGACGGGTGCTGCGTCATGTTCGCCGACCACGACACGCGGAACTTCTCGCCGGAGAACCTGGTCGCGGTGCCCAGGCGGATCATGGCCAGGCTCAACGACAGCGGCATGGAGTGGCACGACGCGGAGGAGCTCGCCACCTGCGTGAGGATCATCGAGCTCCAGAGGCGCGCCAACGAGCTGGACGGCATGGTATCGCGCACCTGCGCCGTCTGCGGGCGGAAGTTCAGGCTCACGGAGGCGCAGCTGGCGGTGGGCAACCGCAGGGTCGTGACCTGCCCGGACTGCCTGGCGGCGCACCACAAGTACAAGGGCAAGCGCAGGTACAAGGGCGCTAGTACAGATGGGGGACACGAATGAGCATCAACAGGGTGGAGATGAGCGGGAACCTCACGAGGGACCCGGAGCTGAGGGTCACGCGCGGCGGCACTCCCGTGCTGACCTTCTGCGTGGCGGTGAACGAGCGCGTGCGCCAGGAGGACGGCAGCTGGGCGGACAGGCCCAACTTCATCGACTGCGCCATGTTCGGAGCGCGGGCGCAGTCGCTGCAGCAGTACCTGCACAAGGGTTCCAAGGTCTTCGTGGAGGGCAGGCTGCGCTGGTCCTCGTGGGAGAAGGACGACGAGCGGCGCAGCAAGGTCGAGGTGATCGTGGAGGACGTTGAGTTGGCGTCGCGGCCGCAGGGCCAGCAGCCCGCGGAGACCCAGGCACAGGCCACGACGCCAGCGGCGCGTGCGGCTGCTGCCGTCACGGTACACGAGCCAACCACCGAAGCCATGGACCTCTACGGTGAGGAGGCGACCTGGTGATGGTGGAAGGGCCGGAGATGACGGTGATGTCCGAGCCCACGCAGGCCCTGCGCGACGGGCTCGACGCACACGGCATCGAGTGGCGCGACGATTCGGACGTCATCGACGACGCCGACATGCGCATGCGGATCGAGCGCACGAGGTTCGAGCTGGGGGACGGCACGACGGTCTCCTGCGTCTGGGGCTGGGTCGCGGCGGAGCCAACGTGGAACCGGATGGGCATCACGGCGGGCTGGCCCTGGGGCCTTGAGGAGTGGGTGCCGGGCAGCAAGGAGGACCCGAAGGCCATGGAGGTCGAAGAGGTCCTGGGGATGATCAGGTGAAGGTGAGGGTGTTGCAGATGGCGGGACAGGACTGCGAGCCGGTGTCGTTCGCGCGGCTCATCTTGGGTCATGCACGGGGGCAAGAGATGGTGACGGACTGGAAGCGCAACGGCTGGGGCTCCGAGGCCGAGTACATCCGCTTCATGGTGCCGAGGGTCGGCGTTACGAACGTGGCATCGTCCCTTGGCACCACGCCCGGGCAGGTGCGCGAGGCCTGCGGGCACTTGGGGGTCACGCTTGCTGAGCACGGTGACAACCTGCACTTGGCCAACTGGTCACCTTGGACGCCCGAGGAGGACGAGACGATACGCAGGGAGTACCCGTCACACGGCAAGGCCACGAAGCTCGATGGCAGGAGCCCGATGTCGATCGCGATGAGGGCAAAGAAGCTTGGGGTTTGCTCGAAGTACGCGGGCAAGCCTTGGGGCGATGATGAGGTCGCGTTGCTGCGGGAGCTGTGGCCGAGGTACGGAAAGGAGACGAGGTTGGAAGGAAGGTCGGCGGGGTCCGTCCGCCTGAAGGCGAAGGCGCTGGGACTGACAGGAGGCAGGAAGTGACGGACATGGCAGCTCGCGCTGAGCGCGCGCACGACATGCACCACACCTACGCGGCGTGGACCGAGGGCGAGCGGGAGCTTCTGCGGCGCGACTACCCGCTCCACGGCACCAGCATCCCGGCGCTGCGCGAGCGGCACACCACCACAGCCATCGTGGCGCAGGCCCACATGCTGGGGGTCGCGTGCCGCGTGCCGCGTGGGAAGGCCCCGCAACCGTGGACGGAGGAGGAGGTCGCGACGCTGCGGCGCGAGTACCCGAAGCGCGGGACGAACGTGCCCGAGCTGCTGGAACGGCACACGCGAGGCGGAATCAGGCAGAAGGCCAGAGCGCTGGGGGTGCAGTGCTATGCGCACTAGGTTCTGGCTCGCCCTCATTGCGGCGCTTCTGCTGCTGCTCTGGGCCATATGCGCAACCGAGGACCGCGAGATAGAACGGAGGGACGAATGCAGGAGAAAGAGGGACGAATGAGCGACTTCGTCGTGAGCGAGGCTGTTGGCGAGCTGGAGAACATGGTGAACGCGGCGTGGGACGCGGGTTACGCCAAGGGCGTCGATTGGGCCAAGAAGTGCGGCGGCGGCATCGACGCCATGACCGACACCGAGCTTGCCGAGCACGGCTTGG